TCTGTAATCTTATTTCAGGTCATGACTCCTATTTCGATTACAACTCAGTATTGGCCGTGCCTGCAGGACAGAGGACCCATTGACTGTGCGCTGCCCAGGAACACTGGGATTTTCCATAACACCACACCTAATAAGTTGTTTCTTCTAAAAGAGATATCTTGCATACCCCATACGAGGTATCTTGTAGCTGCCACTAACGATGTGGCAGCATCGCATAGCTCTTTTAGAAGAAACAACCGTTACACCCACGATGGGGTAAGAATCCTAGCCTTGGGAGCCAGAATCCCCGGTGTTTCGTCTTCCAACAATGTCAAACAGCGTATGCATAAAAAAAGGCGGGAACCTTTCGGATCCCGCCCACTAGTAGGTTTCCCTACCGTTTAGACGAGACCAGCAGTCATGGCTTTGTAGCCAGCTGCAATTAGGGCACGTGATGGCGTACCGATACGGTACTTGCCCTTAACATGACCCTTCGAGTTACGCTTCTCATTGAGATAGATGCAGTAACCCTGGCTACGAAGCTGATACACTACGTCATGCGGATTTGCAGCGCCGAAGCGAGCGGTAATCTGCTTAGCAGTGAGTTCCTCACCATTCTGAAGGGCTTCCAATACACGATTAGTCTTAGTCATTATGATCTCCAATTTCACTTTATTTAGTCAGTCGAACGACCAACTTTCATTATTATAGTGACTTTTATGAAAAAAGTCAAGGTTTATTTTACAGAATGTCAACAATTCGACCATTCTGGTCTACCGCTCGTACGCGATAGCTCGGGTAACGAGACTGGATTGAACGCATCTCAGCTACAATTCGTTGTGAGTCATTCATGGTAACATGATACGTACGCCACATACCAGAAGTGTCTTGAGCCTGAATTTCAATCCTATCCATTACGATTTCTCCATCTCAACAGCTTCAGCGATCACATCGTTGATCTCTTTAAGAGAGAGACAAACGATCTTGATATCGGTGTAGTCGTCATCGAAATCACGACCATTCACTTCAACCATGTATCCGTTGTCATAGAAATTAACGGTCAGCGACCCATTGATCTTCTTAAGCTTATCTGCAATCTTCATGTTAACCTCTCCGCATTCTAGCTATATCTTCGGCATCCTGCTTCTTGAACACAGGAACCATGTTGCTCTTGTGCATCGTAGCGATGCCTATGAGCTTCATTTCACCAGAGTAGACTTTCTCGTCAGGCTTCGCACAAACGCCAGGAGCCATACCTGACTTCGTGAACGCCTCTCGATCAACTACCATAGACTCATTATAGCTCTTTCTCCATAATTTGTCAAGAACTTTTTTATCAGACTTGACACCTTTCGTCATTTTTTCAATCCACTGCTGATGAGCAGCGAGTTGAATCTTCTGCTTCCCCGTCAACGTTGACTTACGCTTTCGGGTACTCGTCGTTGAGACGAATGCAGGAAGAATATGCATACTCATTAGCTACGCTCCACCTTGTCAAGGAGTCGCTCAAGGTACGCAATTTCCTCACGAATACCCTGAGCATAACCTTTGTCGTGACCACGACGAGCTAGATCAGGATCTTCGTCATACATCGCTAACAGCCTACGGCTATCGGTGATACGCTTATATAGCTCGTCAACCAACTCTCGCAGGGCGACCACTGGGTCTTTGGCAAGGAATGTATCAGTCATTAGTGCAACTCCGCAGAAGTGTCATACCAGTTATCAGTCTCAAGGCGGCTGTCAGCGTCAAGATCTACCCGATGCTCGCCGTAGTAGCCGTAGTACTCCTCGTCGGTCATCAGAGCCTCACAGATAGCCCAGAGGTCACCATCCTGATGGAGGTGCCACACATTGTCTTTCTCGTCGACATATGAGGCGGTATACAGGATCGAATCCCAAGCATCCCAGTATTGCTCGTGCTCGGGTCCAGCGGCGAGGATAGCGAGATCCTCAGCTGACACGCCACGCCAGTGCTCGCCGAAATCGGCAAAGTCACGAGGGATATAGACACCACGAGAATCAGACAACAGCAGGTTCATACCAGACATCACTTCACCTCATTGTAGTGAGAAATGGCCATAGCTATGGTCAAGCCAAAGGCGAGAACCAGAAGGGGACCGAACACGATCAGAGTTTCAAAGCTAGACATTCAACTCTCCTCTTTCACTATTATCATTCTACCGTACTTTTCGATATTTGTAAAGTGAAAAATTCAATATGATTAACAAATGATTTTCCAGCCGCCGATCGGGCTGAAGGACATGAGGCGGCTGCTACCGTCAGGCTGATACGACTGGACCGTAGCTTCAAAGCAAGCCGACTCTACCTTAGCAATAGCAGCTTCGAGGCTGTTACCGCTGTAGATGGTGTTACCGAAATTCGTCAGGATGGCTACAAACATTGTTCAGCTCCAGTTGATTAGGCAGCGTAGCCAAGCTCAGGTATCTGGTGCTTCCAGAGCATACGGTTGAACTGCTCGACGGGGAAGGCGACCACCGACTTAGGAATCGACCGATTCACCTTGATGATCTTAGAGACGATCCTCGCCTTCTCTGCCTGATCCTCAGGGCTAGAGGTGAGCAGCGAGGTCTCGATGACCAGCTTGGTACGCTTATTGAACTTCGAAGCATGCTGCTTCGGGACCATGTAGTAATGGCCATTGAACTGGCGGATCATGACGTAGACCGTACCGTTGTATTCCATTGCCTAGCTCCAGTCAGGTGGGGGCGAAGCGCCCGTTTCAACCTCTATTATCATTCTAGCTTAGAACTGGATATTTGTAAAGCAAAAAAGGAAGCTTGGCAATAACTTTTTTTCAAAGCCCAGCTCAAGTTTTTAGACTCAAGCTGGGCAATAGAATTTTAGGCGACTTCAGCTTGGCTTTCCCACGCCGAAATCAAGGCATCAAAATTAATATCATAGGGAAGGTTAAGCTTGGCAATAGACCGGAGAAACTCAAGCTTGGCTTCAACGGAATCAAGCGCCTTAAACGATTCAAAAAGGTAAGCTTTAGTCATTTTCACATCTCCTGTTTCACTATTATCATTCTACCGTAGTCGGGTGAATTTGTAAAGGAAAAAGATTTGCAAACTACGTTTCTTTTTCCGAAACCTTCGTTACCTTGATGATTTCGGTCAAAAAGAACCTGAGCTTGTCTTTAGCGGGAACGAGCCGCTCGTCGTAGATCTTGTTGGCTTGACGGTAGTTGGCATACTTTTCTTCCTGCCACATATCGTCTCGGGCGTCAATGATCTCCTCGAGCGCCTCTATGAAACAATCAATATCGTCTTTCGGTTCCAACTTCAATTTCCTCTTCTTCGGTGGGCAAATCATCAACGATGATGTATTGGGCTTCGGTATCAAATTCTCCATATGCCTTGAGGATTTTCCTAACTTCAATAAGCCGATCAATTACCCTCGTGATGGTCTTCTGGACAATTTCGTCGTTGTGACCTTCCTCCAAGTCACCAACTGCTGCTTGCAAATTTGAGTCTGCAGAGTAGTCGACTAGGAAGATGATGTCTTTGTTGGTTTGTTTGGAAAAAGGAGGAAAAAGAATATTCTTGATTTCCTCCAGCTTTTCTTCGGCGGTAGTCTTTGGCTTTGGCTTGAACATATTAAACATTTCACCTCACATTATATTAGATTTTTTTCCTGCCAATGTTGTATTTTGCCACAAGCTCCCACTCATCTTTTTCTTTGTGAGGAAGGATCTTGATCTGACTCATAGGAGTCCTTATTGCTTTGATCTTGTCAGATTCAACTACCTTGATTAAATTCCAATCTTCAAGCAGCTGACATATAGTGTTTCGGCGACCGATATCTTCTTCACTGAAATTTGTTGGTTTGCCATCAAGAGCGAAAAGCTCTTTAAAATGCACGATGTAATATTTACCCTGCTTGTGAAGGATGTGACAAGATTGGTAAAGCTTGTGATCTTTTCTGGAAGCAACGCCGATACGTGTAAGCGTTTCCTTGATCTTTAGGAAATCTTCTTCTTCAGCGATTCTCACCTCGATCAGTGAATCTAATATAGCCATTGTTTACCTCATGATTATTGTTCTTCTTATTTATTTTATTTGGCATTTTGATCCCAGAATGCTTGGAGGTTGGACTTGTTTTTCATAGATTCCTGATCTATAAGATTAGCACACTCTATAGCACAGAGTGCATAATACGTATCTCGATCGAGAGTAAGTTCACTTTCATCATTTAACACCACAACAACTCCATCATCGCTGATTGATTTTGGGTTCTCGAGATATTTAGGTCTGTTTATTTTACTGAAAAGGCCAGCTAGTTCTGTAGCTCTAGCGCCAAAATTGTCAATCAGAGTTTGTTCGTCATCGGCAGTAAATACGTTTCTTGTAAAAGCATTGGTGCCGAATACGGAATGAAGACCACCACCAAAACAGATATCTTCTGAAAATCCATTCGATTCTAAAAGCTGATAGACACGAACGAGATGATCGTGCAAAGTTCCCTTCTGGTGTTTAAAATTAGTAGTACCCTTCTTCACAAGGAATGTACTTAGTTTTTCAAAATTTGCAGTTCTCTTTTTTCTAAATTTGAACATAAACGTTTGACGAAGCACCAAACACTTTCTAGAAACTCCTCTAGCTGCATGTGGAATTTGTGAAGGAAACATTACCATTCTATTTGGGTATGGGAGAACGCTTCTTTGCAATCTTGTTTTACTTTTCGTATCAAGGAAAACTGTTTCACCAGCCCAATTAGGATTCCATTCATCATTCATATAAAGGACTGTTGTGATCTCATCTTCTCTGCTGCTATCTTGATGGAAATAACCTTCTACACCATAGGTATGACCATTGATGTAGCATCTTACCAGAGCGAGATCTTCACCACTCAACGCTTCATGATTCTTAACATACTCGCACATTTCAGCGAGCAACCCGTCCAATTTAAATGTATAATCAGCCAAATTTTGAGAACTAGCTGTGAAAAATGAATGGTTCCAATGGCCATGAGGATCTACCCTATGACCACCTTTCCATCCATACCTCATTGGTACGTTCGAATACATTTTTAAAAATTGTTCGAACATTTCTTTTGGATAAAAATTATCAATAGATTTTATCTCTCGCATGCTCCACCTTTAACCTTTTCTTTAATGTAAATTAATTGGTCTTTCGACAAAATTGACATTGCTTCTTTTGCTTTTTGATAACCATAATTGAAATAAATTTTGACAGCTTCAAGATCAGCATCCTTTTCTGGTTTAACCCACTTAGCGAATCTCTTTTGCTTCCTAATAGAATTGAAAAGATAATCATGTTGGAGCTTGGAATCAAGATGATAACTGATATTCATCTCTTGGGCATGAAAGATAGTGTCTTTGAAATATGATAGACCCTTGTTAACGTTGTACGCATTGTACATCTTTTCAGATGCTTCGTCAACGACCAAGGGTTTTTTAGTGTATGTTATAGAGTTAATAACATCGAATGGTGTCATTGAAACTCACACTCCATCATAATTTCTGTTAGACATGCAACAAGAGTAATTTCTGGGTTAGCAGAAAAAGCAGCCTGATACTGGTATTTAGCTATGAACAAAACAAGCTGTGCTACGCTGGTGGGCGTCAGGAAATTTGACGCTTGATCATAAATTTTACGGTAGATCTCGTTCTGGTCAAGATCAATGTTGTTCGCCACCCACTTACGGATCTCGGTGAAGTTCTTATCACGAAGAAGTTCGACCAGTTCCTTGATTGAAATTTCCTGGACGTTAGCAAGGATACCAGAGTCGATTGAACCTGTTGCAGCGTAGCGCTGTAGTTCATTAAGAACACGACGCCAATCAGGGAAATGCTTCTGAATAACTTCAGCTACTACCGCCTTGTCGCTCGAGATATTTTCCGTTGCAAGGATACCAAGCACTCGCTTCATAAACTGCATAGCGAGCTTGCCCATATCCTTCTTACTAATCTTGAAGTCTACGACAGAGCACCGAGAATGTAGCGGTTCAATGATTCGGTTCTTAAAGTTGCAAGTGAGGATGAAACCACAATTTCGTGAGAACTCTTCCATAAAATTGCGGAGGGCAGGTTGAGTTGAGTTTGCGTTAAGGTAATCGGCTTCATCCAATATGACATACTTTCGACCTCCGGAAAGCGATACTGTTGAGGCAAAATTGAGAATTTCATTCCGTAGTGTGTCGATGTTACCATTCATAGATCCGTTAATTACGATGTAATCACAACCAAGCTGCTCGAGCATAGCACGGGCGATAGTTGTTTTACCAACTCCAGCAGAGCCAGAAAGGATTAGGTTAGGAATATTCTTTTGGTCAACGAATTGTTGAAACACAGCCTTCAGTTCGGCTGGTAGGATAGTTTCCTCAACAGTCTTAGGGCGATATTTTTCGACCCAGAGAAATTCTTCAAGCATTTTCATTATCCTTCAAAAACTGTTCGAGATTTGCAAATTCTAATTCTGCATTGGTTTTAAATTTCAACCCACGACGTTGGTTAGCGCAAGCTTCATTCCAATCATCAGTTGTATAGCCACGGAAATCTCGTACAGATAAAAATCTAGGATCTATATCTTGTTTGTTTTGTTTTGTGTAAAAATTATCAACTGTTAACATTTTTCCAGATCTCTTATCATATCTCTTCAGCGGAACTGGATCTGGTTTTACATCATCAAGAAGAATAGTAAGACCGTTCTTAATTGGTGCATAAGATTTTGTCAATCTGGTTTTGCGATCAGTCATCACATACCTCATAATATAAAAGTGGGAGGAACTATAATAGCCCCTCCCGTAGAAAAAGTCAACCTTTAATTATAGGTTGAATGGGCTTCAACAGCAATCCAGTATTCAATATCCTGTCCCTTGAAGTGGGAAATACCCTTAGAGCAGATACTCACTTCATAATTGTCTGGGATAACCTTAAGATTTTCTGGCTTAAAAACAGCACGGAAATTCTTATCTGTCGAACCAATAACAATAGAGAACATGTTGCTAGAAGGATTCTTGGTATCGATAGCACGAAGATAAACCTTATCGCCATCGCCAACTACTGCAATCTCAGGGAGATTGAGGATACCAAGACGCTTCTGCACGCTACGAAGCTGCTCGGCAGTGATATTGCATGAAGCTTCGATAGTCGGAAGGTTGATCGGCTTTTCAGGCGGAACCTTGATGCCTGACTCATCAGCATAGACCAGCGTGGTTTCCTCAGATTCATTGTCCTTGACGAGGAGGCAATTATCCTTGAAGGTAATGTCAGCCTTCTCGGCAGCAGTTACAGTGCTAATCAACTGACCGAGATTATACATTGCGAATCGCTTAACGAACATGTCAGTCACAGTCGCCTTAGCAACAATCGTCTTAGCAGTCGAAATGGTAGTCAAAACATTACCTTCCTTCACAACGAGCGAAGGATTGATGGAATAGAAGTTCTTCAAAACTTCAATGGTCTTTTCACTCAAAATCATGTTATATTATTCTCCAGTAATCACAAATGGGGGCTTGGCGTTCTTCATAACTTCGAAAATTTGGCTTGGGGTTTCCTTACAAGACATAATCTTTCCACTCTTGAGAACCAATGCTGTAACGTTAGGACGATCGTCGTTCATTGTAATCAACATAGAAGGCGGGCGATTATAACGTTCCATCACTGTAATTTCGTTATCATCAATCCAAAACTCGTAGTTGGCTTCTGGATGTGTAAGCTGAATCAACATAATATATTACCTCACTTCTTCTTTTTGCCACCAAGAGCGCCAGGATCAGCTGTTGCAGAAGCACCGATAGATGCAAGATCTGCAAGCGAACCGCCAAAGATATATGTACCAACATGCTGCATCTTCATCCAAGGGCAGAACCAAGTGCGCAAGTTAATGTTTTGAACCTTCTGGCAGAACCAATAATCCTCAGAAAGATAACGCTTTGAAGCAGGATCAATCTCAGCCTGGAAATACTGCATAATCTCGCGAGAGCCGTCAAAAGCTTCCGTACGTACGTGATCAGGCTTGTAGCTATACTCAGGATAATGGTCCTTGAACTTTGTCAAGGCTTGCTTTGTGATCATCATAAAGCCAGTACCGATTTCAAGAACTTCGACTGGCTCAGAAATCGGGATAGATCCCGTACCGTTCTTAGGATTGAAAACATAATCACCAACGAACTTCTCAAGAACATTAGCATCTTCATCCGCTACGCCCTTGTCAACAGCAAGCTTGATCTTTTCCCAGCTGATGCACTTCTTAGGATAAGGACCGCCGATAATATCATACTTCTCGGGTTCCTGAGCCTGAAGCGCCATTAAAGCAATAACATCCTGAGGATTGAAACCAATATCGGCGTCAATAAACATAAGATGCTTTGCATCAGAACGCATGAACTCATCTACACAATAGTTTCGTGCGCGAGTGATTAACGATTCATTAAAGAGGTAGTAAAACTGGATAGGAATCCCGTACTGGGTGCAGATAGCAGACAAGTCGGCGGTAGACTTGGCAAACATGCCAGCACACATACCGCCATACATTGGCGTAGCAACAAATAACTTATTCTCACGTAGCAATTCAACAGGTACATTAATTTCCATTATCATCATCCTTATAGTGATCTACATACAAACACATCATCGTGTAATGTAGAGCTTTCATCAAATCAGCTTTATTGCTGCCATTTTTCTTACCATACCTCCAGAGGTACTTAAGAGCTGTATTACGGAAGGTAGGAGTTGATTCTCCTAGAGCAATCCAAGCATCAAAACACTCGATATCGTGATTTTCTGTCTTGTAGTGTTCGCCATACGTATTATCTATATAGTCATGCAAATCTGTGATAATGCGATCTTCGGCGTACTTATAGAAGTTTTTTCCAAAAACATTGATTTCACCATAACTAGCTGTTACCTTCGTAACTTCGAGCTTATCTTCCATACCATATACCACCTTAACTTCATCCATAATATATCTCCTTAGTACTCCACGGGTTCTTGCATTCCTTGCTTCCAAAAGTAATACTGAACCTTGGGAGCTAGTTCTTTCATAATTTTCAGCACTGGCTTATTATCTTCATAGTGCACTTGCACATTTTCCTTGATCATAATATTAGCCTTGAAAGTAGCAGCGTTCAAAACTGATCTAGAATTTTCTAGAAGATACAAATCTACTACACGTTTTGGATAATGGTAGTCCAACCACTGTTTAGTTGCTGCGTACACTTCTCCTTCATTTTTACGAGCAGATACTGCAATAAAATAAGGATCTTTCGGCACTAAAAGAGGAGCAGCGGAGCGGTACCACTCTACCAGGAACCTCTTTCTATCAGAACGCTCGAACTTATTCATACGCCCCCACTTCTTTTCTGAGAGTGGTGGACCTTCAGCTAAAACGCCATCAATATCATATGATACTATCATTCTCTCACTTTGTCAAGTTGTTTCTTCCAAATAGCTTGCCTTTCTTCAACAGAAAGTTGGACAAACTTTTCTATGTCGGAAGGTTCATTAATAGGGTAGCACCAAGCAAGGCCATCGTTCCCAGGAGGAGCCAGAACAGGAATTCCGGCATATAATGCATGATATGCTCTTCCTGTATGCCACCCAGTTTCTTTATGTTTTTTGTCATAGATAGCTAAACACCCATAATAGTCGCGATAAAACTTACGACGATCCTTTTGCTGAGGAACATCGACAAGCGTAAGGTTTGGATAGTCTTCCCACTCTTTTGCTTTACCGGCAATTTGAAGATATGGGGACTTGCCCAAGGTTTTAAAATATGCAGCTCGTCCACTATTACGCCCAATATACACTACCTTATCGATAGATCCTGGACTGAAAGAATCTGCTTCCATGTATTTATCCATGGCAACGTGACGACATTTAACTCCAACAGGAGCTTTCAAAACACGTAGTACTTCTTCTGCATTAGTAGCATTAGCCCAAATAGACCACTTACTGTAATCTTCGTCGGCGGGTAGAAGCTCCCACAAGAACGAAAGATCTGGGTCGTCGCAGATAAAAATTTTCAGTTTGTCTTTATGGTTTGCAATAATATTAACAGTTTTCATCCACTCTTTACCATAGAACTGCATATTTGTCCCGCCAAACTCAAGACAAAGAATATCATAACCATGATAGGTTTCAGATCTGTTAATACCTTCGTTACGAGTGTGTTCTGTTCCTTCTGACAACAAACTGATGTTATAACCAAGCGAAAACATCCACTTGAACAAACCGACACGTTTATCTACCCAAGCTCCACGAGTCCCACCTTCGTGTGTGGTTAATCCAATTTTACCAGCAACTCTACGATAGCCGACTTTTATGCCTATGCCTGTCGAATTAGCGTTGCCTTGATTAAACCAATCGAGGTCTGAAGGTTCATCGAAAAATGCATGTAGACTCAAAAGAATCCCTCCAAAGAAGATGTTTCTTTACCATAAGGATCAGCAATATTGTGAGCCTTCATATAATCATACCACTCCTGCTCTTCCCACATACCTGCAGAAACACCGTTCCAAAGAGTACGCTGAAGAGGATGGTCCTTATTGAGACGACGATCGTCAATATATTGCTTGCGAAGGTTCTCGTAATCCCATGACTGCAACTCAACCATCTTTTCGCGAAAGTAAGCAACAATGGTCATACGGTCGTTGTCATCACCGATAAGCTCGTCGTTAGCATGGATGCCAGCATGGTTATTTACAAGCAACATATCGCCAGGCTGGAGATCAATAGCAATGCGGTACTCAGGCAGAATAAACTGACCACCACGCCATCCTTTACCTTCAGGACCAGTAACCCCACAAATGTTACTGAAACCAGTAGTAAGATCGCCAGCATCACGGTGACAGGCAGTACGCCAGTTGTGGTTAACAGTAAGAGTAGTGAAGACAGTGCCATCAATACGGAATCGAGGGTCAAGTCTATTTGCCTGTACATTTTGAGCCTTCCATCTGCCAGGGATTAACTTTGCGAACTGATCATTAAGCTTATGAAGATAAGGATAACACAGAGCGAACTTATCATAGTTCTTTTCTGTGTATGATGTAGCACGACCATACGGAATACGTGGATAACGATCGAAATACCCAGCGATACCAGACATAACTGACTGAGCGTAGTTGGTATCAGAAATGTAATTTTTAACTATAAATTTAGCATCATGGATTTGCTGTTCACGAGGCATTTTCTCAGCGCCTGCCAGCCACTTATCAAACCAACCATGATACTCAGGATAAAGCTTAGTTACCTCTGAGCGAAGCCAAACCTGACCACGAGTTTCCTCCTTGTGGCCACGCTTGTATGCTTCCTTGATAGATTCAATGGTAGTACCATCATCAATAGTGTTGAGCGGACGAGCCAAATGCTCGAGAATATTAAGTTGCTCGCCCGTCACCCAGTCGCGATTTTGACGCTTCTCTTGGCCAAGCTGTTCGCCACGAGGGCCAGCCGCCATACCACGATTTTGAGATTCAGTTGCAGCTTCGCGAAGACCAGCATAGGCTGCATCTTGCTCTTCCTTAGTGAAGGTATTCTTACGGTACTTGAAGATAAGATTTTCTTCAGAAATAGTACCATCAATCATCTCAGCATAAAGATCACAGTCAGAATCAATTACCCTGTCATAATATTCTTTACTGATGAAGGTACCAAGAGTTTCCTCGGCACCAACATTTTTTCTAACCAATACTTCTACCATCATCAAACTCCCAAGATACCTTTAACATCAGGCGGCGTCCAGCCTTCTGGCTTTTGAACCTTGCCATCTTCTCGACGAATTACCTTGCCATCGACCAGCTTTGCCATATTGCTTCGATGCACCTCAGCAAAAACATCGTCCAAAGGAATACCATAAGAAACGGCAGTGCCACAAGCAATATAGATAATGTCAGCAAGTGCATCGGCAACTTCAACAAGATCATTGAAAGATTCTCCGTCTAGGTATTCAGTAAATTCTTCCCTAAGAAGCTTAACTCTCAGCTTACGTTCATCATCATCAGGAAACTCTGGCTTCTCACCAATACGCTGCCCGAATGCCTGATGAAAGTCTTGTACATCTGTATAAAAACTCATTGCTTAAACCCCATGATACAAATTGCGTCTCCACGGCTTTGAGGAATAAACGATCCACCAGCAGTAGTGCACTTATCCATTGATGCATAATACCTTTGATTATTATCAGTCGATCCAAGATAAATCACTGTTACAATACCTAGAACCATAGTCGTTGCGCATGTCCACCCAATAAACCAATCCCACTCAAATCTGCCCATCTATCCACTCCGGAGGTTGCCTGTTAGTCCACTTATGAAGATTTAACTTTCCTATTCTATAGTAGTTTCTGTAATTTGTCAAGGGGTCTTCTGAAATAATATATTCTTCTACCATGCACGAAGGCATAGGAGTCCAGTCCCATTCTTTCAAGTTTTTAGGAGGAGATTGAAGCTGATAAGAAAGCTCTCCATAACACTTGTGTGTTTTGCCGTAACGATGTGTATACTCACCCATGAGTCCAAACATATGGTCTACCAGCCAATTGTAATTTTCAATTGATTGACGACACCATACAGCTGATGGATGGTTAATGTGTGTTGCTGCATACATAGTGTAATCTCGAGAGTCTGGAAGAAGCCATCGTCGAGCCTTCCTACCAGATTTAGATTTTCCTTCATACTCAATACCATCTAGCACTCGATGTGCTGTCGAGAGCAACTGGGCGCTCTCGAGAATCATTTTGACAACATGCTTATCAACCAAGCATTGGGCTGCAGTTCCAGGATCAGGGTCGACGTAGAAGATGTTCACTATAAACTCCGATAGGATTATGTTTAACTTCGATAGATGAGAAGTCGCCTCGTTTCCACTTCTTCATTGCCATTTCTCTATGATACCTCGAAGCACGAGAAAAGTAAAGCTTTCCGTCAAGATGATCAATCTCATGTTGAAAAATTCTAGCAGTCATACCGATAAACGTTTCGGTTCGAGTATCACCATTTGGTGTTTGAAAACGAACACGAACATGCCTTGGTCTTGTTACCTTAACAATCAAGCCTGGGAACGAAAGGCATCCTTCTTCGAGACTTATCTTTTCTGCAGAAGGTTGTACGACTCTAGGATTAAAACAGACAAAATTTTGTGGCTCACCACGCATAGCGAATACACGATAAGGAACGCCGACTTGATTAGCTGCTAGACCGATACCTTTGTTATCGTACATGAACTTCACGAGCTCATGTGAAAACTCAATCGGGTCGAATGGAGGTTCCTGAAAGTTGAACGGTTGACACTGGGTGATCAGGATCGGGTCGTTGTGCTTCACTAGATTCATTCTTTTTTTCCTTCAAGCTATAAGAGCCATCTTCATTGTCAATCCAAAATAATTCTGTGCCTTCAATCCATCCCATCTGCGATAAAAGATCAGGTGGGATGATCATTATCAGCTCGCCAGTTTCTGGATCTGTTTCTAATTGAGTGATCATTTCTTTATATAAGTCCTGTTTAACATAGTATGGTTTTCGTCTGTTGGACCCCAGTCGCCATCTGGGTGATATGCGATTACTTTCATACTTTTATCTTTTGTTACAAAACGATGAAGCTCATGTTCCTCAAGACAAAAGAAAGTACCTGGGGTAAGCGGTACGACATATTCTGCATGCGAAATACCTTCACCATCAATAACGCAACCAATGCGTAGACTCGGATGCGTGTGAAACGACTGATTGGTATTTGGTGGGAAAAACAAATAATTCAACGTTGGATCACCAAGGCGAGGCGGATAAACCATCAGAGAGTCAGAACAGCCGTCAATATACGACAACTTACCAGTACGTGTAACATCTTGTTTTCCAATAAGTTCATGACCAATAAACCCAAGGCGGAATACTGCAAACAAACAAGAAGGCTGATCTTCGTGTGTTATGTGAACACATTTATTTCTAACAGGGATAGAAAAATACTGGTTTGGCTTTAGATGATAAACGTCAGCCCCAACAACAACCTTGCAATCACCTAGCGAGAAGCCAAACATAGTCGCCCAGCCAATTTGGTCGTTATCAATTTTATGATACGTATTTGTCATGACGGCGTATGTTGGATACATGCTATCACGTTTGTCGATAACGTCTGCTCTAACTTTATTGTTAGGAAAAACAATCATTTCAATTTCTCATATTTTGAGTTTTTGTTTCATTTCTACTAAGATCTTTTGGACCTCTAGGAAATTATTGCTACGAAGGAGGTTCTTAAACTCAAACTCCTTATATCGTATATATGCAAATACTTCTGAAGCATCGCTATATTTTAGCTTAATAGATTCGATTAGAGCTTCATAACTTTCATATTTCGAACATTTAAATTCAGCCTCAAGTAAGCTGCCGATATCTTCAGGATTCTGTTCGTAATTTTGAATTTGTTGCATCAACAAACGATTGTAGATATCTTCATCAGCCGCTCTTGAAATTATAGAAGATTTTAAGAAATTTGTCAACAATTGAAATTTTTCAAGATATCTAAGAACAGCAGTCATTCGCTTCAGTGAATTTAAATTGTCTTCATCGCCTTCTTCGTCGACCTTATGATAACCCTCTGTAAGAGTATAGTTGTAGTTATACAAAAGATCTTTAATTGTTAATCCTTTAGGAATAAAAGATTTAGAGTATGTGATGACAGTACTATACTTTACCACATTATACGCTTTTCGAGTTTTAACGATTTTTACGATTCTGTTTCTGTAAACATAAAGGTAGTAGTCATAATCAATATCATTATCTTCAATATATTCATTTTCCATTGATAAACTCCATAGCATATTCTTTTGTGATAAAATTCAAATTATCGTCAACGGCTTCATAAAACCCTTTATTTTTCCAAAGATTTTTCAAGCTTCCTACTTTACCCTTAGTTATATATTCATCATAGCCTGTGTGCTTTATGATGAATTTTTTCCCTGCTACTTTATAAGATCTCAAGCTGTTTTCAATTTTTTGATCATGATTATCTAAACTCCATCGCTGCCATTCAGGAGTATCGAAGAAATGATGGATCTTAGAAAAATTAGTTCTTGGATCTTCCCAATCTTTATATGCTAGCAATCTGTACTTAACATGCTGCCACTTGTTGGTGAAATTAAACCACCATACCCAATCAAAACAGCTCTTAATAGGAAACGGACAAGCTACTGTAGTTCGCTCGTAAACTTCTATAAATTTTGAAGCGATTGATTTGCCAAACATATCATTATACACAACTGGCATTTTAGTTTTCCAGTTAGCATGTATACCTTCTTCGCCATGATGATCGACAACTTTCTTAATTACATCGCTACCGAATATTTGATCGCCATGCTCGCCAGTGATGACATGACCTTTCTTGCATGCTTTCTCAACATGAGCGTATGAAGAAGTAATTCTACCCTTAAACTTCTCCACAATTAAATTCCACATTTGCGGAAATTCTGCGATACTCGTGATAGAAGCTAAAATATGAACACGTTGCAATTCTTCTGTAGACCAAGAAGCAAGGAAGGCTGTTACAGCGGTAGTACTATCAACACCGCCGCTGTACATAATATATATATCGCCATCTAGTTCCTTAAACTGAATAGCTCTTTCAATAGCCATATCTTCATATGTTTTATTGTTCGTTGGTAACTGCAAAATTTCAGCAATAGTTTCACAACCAAGCGTCACATTAAAAGGATCCATACCCTGCATAACTCTATTAACAGATTGAGTGTATGGATATTGTTTTGGACACCACGGTAGTAGGTCTAAATTTTCGTTATCGAACATTTTTGTGTAAAGTAGTAATCCCATCATGCAACCTTACTGAAGTTTTTATGCTTCTCAAATTTAATCACATTAGTAAATTTATCGTACAGCTGATCAGTTTTATGGCTGATAATAAACGTATTCGTATCCGATGTCAGGTTATTTAGTATCTTCATAAACTCTTCTGTACCATTAGAATCTAGAGAGCTATCGAACACTTCGTCCATAATAAGAAGGTTAGTGCTGATAGAATTACGCAACTTAGCCACAGAACGCCATGTAAACAAGATAGCAAGATTAATTCGCATCTTCTCACCTTCAGAGAAAGAAGCGTATGAGAATTCGTCTCTGAATCGAGATTTAATTGTTTCGTTAAATTCCTCGTCAAGCTCGAACTGCACAAAGAAATCCATAGCTGAAAGATACTTATTGATGAGCTTATTAATAACAGGAACATACTGCTTGATAATCCTTGCCTTAATACCACCGTCTTTCAGTAGCATAGCAGCCGCTGAATAAATCTGCTTTTGATCCATTGCATCATTATAACGAGCGGCGACAGAATTTAGTTCTACCTCAAGATCAGCCATTTTAGAATCTTCGTCAGCCTCATGTGAAACATTTATCTGATTGATTTCTTTCATCAGCTGGTCGCGATATTTAGCTAAAGATTCGCCATTAGAACGTAATTTAATTTGTTGCATTTGCAAAGTTTGTACATTCGCATGAACCTCTATCATCTCATTCAAACGAGCATTAGTTTCATCGTACTGTGTAACAAGATCTACAAGGGCGGTATCGATACTTTTGATCTCATTATTCTTAGTGAACAACGTATTTTCGCGAAACTCATTACTAATACTCTGAGTACAAGTAGGACAGTTCTCATGTCTTTCGAAAAAGGCTACATCCTTATCAATCAGAGCACGTTTAGCTTCAATTTTATGCCTAAGCTGCGAGAGTTGATTAATACGCTTGCTGATTTTAGGTTCGTCTTGAATACTTTCTTTAAAATTAGCTATTTGCTCTTCGATACTTTTACATTGGTCGTGGAGAGCAATAAGCTTTTCATTTGTGTCATCAATAACGTTAATTTTCTCAGCAACGAGCTTCTCATTGTTAGTTTGCTTCTCGAGCAGGTGTTCCTTGATTATTTCTATTCTACCCATCAAAACTCTTTGATCGGCTGAAACATCATCTAATTCGCTACTATTATCCAGCATCTTATCTTTGAGGAGCGAGTTCATGGTTGTGAAGATTTGAAGGTCAAGTAGGTCTTCGATAATATCTCTACGCTGTCCTCCTGGAAGCTGCATAAACGGCTGGAACGTAGCCGAACCAAGCACAACAACCTGACAGAAAGACTTCATGTTAAGCTTAAGTATTTGCTTCTCAAGAATTTCTTGATAGTCTTTTATCTCTGCAGACTGGTTAAGCAGGATACCGTTTTGATACACTTCAAAAATATTTGGCTTGACTCCACGAACGATCTTGTACTCGTTGCTGGAGATGTTAAATTCAATCTCAACAACAAGTTCTTTCTTCGTGATCGTGTTAAGCAGCTGTGGCTTGTTGATCTTACGGAAAGGTTTCCCAAACAGTGCAAACGATAAAGCGTCGAGAATGGTAGACTTCCCAGCCCCATTCTCGCCGACAATAAGTGTGTTGTTTGATTTAGCTAAATCTATCTCTGTAAAAATATTACCAGTCGAGAGTAGATTTTTCCAACGTAGTGTTTTGAAAAATATCATTCTATAGCGATAGCCTCGTTGTAAAGTTCCACGATAGTTTTTTCTAGTCTATCTTTATTCAAATTAGGAGAGTTGACTTGATCGATATACTTCTTAAAAATGTTGATGGTAGACTCTGCCTCATTGATAATATCATCATCTACCTCAGTGGCAAGGTTCAAATGATCCTCAACGATTTGCATTTCTAACACACCAATCTTTTCAATTTGCTCAATAAATCTATCGAACCTGTATGGATCAGTTTTGTTCTTAACAATCACCTTGATGATCTTATCTTTCAACAAACTAAGATCGATACCTTCTGGCTCATGACCAGGAGTTGCATCGTCATACCAGACCTTAGAGAACATTATAAACGAGTTCGGTATAAAAGTCAAGTCCCTGGTTTCTGTATCCAGGATGTGAAAGCCTTTAGGATCATCATAATCGCTCCAAGTAAACTCAGCGTGGCTACCCAAATAATGGATAGTGCCATCAGAGGAACGATGATGATAATGGCCACTAAGAACCATATCAAAGCGATCAAAGATATGACGATCATCTCCATGAGAAACCATAGATCCCCTGTGCATCTCAAAGCCTGCAAGCTCGAGATGGCCCATAACAATCTGAGCTGGCGTAGTTTTGATTTTGTGTAAGCAAACTTCTCTGTTTTCATCGCATATCCATGGTAGCATTAGCACTATAGTTCCATCAAAATCAAATTCACGTGGAATCCGTTGATATGAAGTGAAGCAATCTTCAAATCTATCACCGATGATATTCTCAATAGCATTGATTTCGTTTGTGTTTTTAAAGTAGGTATCGTGATTACCTGCGATGAAATGACAGTTGATATTTCTATTATCCAAAGGAACTAGAAAATCTTTCATCAATCGATGCATCGTATAGTGATTGAGATACTTACGACGGTCTACAAGATCGCCGAGATGAACAACAGTACGAACATTGTTACTGTCCAAATATGGAAAAAATACCTCATCAAGGAACCTCTTCGAATTATCCATAAACGCAATGTTGTCATTGCGAATACCCCAGTGTGTATCAGTAATTAGTGCAATCTTCATCTAGCAGTTTTCTTATTTGAGAAAGAATTTTTATCTCTTGAATATGTGTTCAAACAGATAGTCGTATAATCCCTGATAGCCTCGAGGCGAAGGACGTAATTGTTACGTTCGTTTTCTCTCGTGATGCCATCATTGATCTTATCAACAAGATCCATAACATTAGCTGGTACTAGGTGCAAGTTCTTCATTAGTTTCTTCCTCTGCGAATTTTTCTAATCCTATTTTTGTTTTCTTTAAATTTTTAGCCAACTTACTCTCGAAATTTCGAATAATATCGTCAGAATATTCGTTGTGTTTTACCTGAATAGTATGGCTACCGTCTTGCTGATCATACAGCTCATCCATAATACCAGAGTTTTCGAAATTCTTATGCTTGATATAAGCTTGCTTCTTCTCTTTATGAATCCTACGAATAAAAGCGTTCCAAGCAATTTGCGTAAAGTATGCGAACGGATTTGATGATTTCTCAGGATCAAAACTATGAGCAGCCGATACACAGTTCTCGATAGCGTCAGCTACCATCTCATCTCTGTATGAATAATTCATGAAGTTAGGCTTGGTTGAGAGCCTGTTACATATTTGTAGAAAGCATTGGCCAACATAGTTAGGGACAGAGGGAGGCGTTCTACCCATTTCTTCTGCGAACTTCAGTTTGTCTTTGTATTTAATCATCTCTTCGTATAATGTTTTATTGTTAACATAATTACGTTTCGCTCTTGGTAGTTTTGCCATATTATGCCTTTATGTTTACTGGATAAATTTTATAATCAAATTTTTCCTCATTATATATTTTCATACGTTCAACAAAGTGTTGTATAGTAAAATTCTTTCTAGTCTTCCAAGTTAAATCGTCAGCGATGTCATAAAGAGTTGCGCCATTTTTATCAGCTGATTTGCGTAATACACGACCAATTGATTGTAGAGTTCGAACCTTGGATTTTGAAGGACTAGCAGATATAATGTTACGGAGAGAAGGAATGTTAACACCTGTGGAGAAAGTTCCTGCAGAAGCGACCACAATAGCGTTTTGTTCTGTCTTAAGTAGCTCACGAATTGTTTCACGATCTTCTCCATCAACACCACCATGAACAAAAAACACAGGGCGTCCACAATCTTTTAATAAGTCATACAGTACCTGGCCATGTTTTTCTACAAACTGAAACATCAACAGAGTATTACCCTCGAGCGAGAGCGTGAGGTTCTTGATAAAATTATTACGGGCGACATTACGTACTAGGAAATCTAGCTCTGTCTGATAATCTGATTTACTAAGTTGTTTACGTATCTCATCGGGATACTTCAATATTATAGCCTTAATGAGAAAGGAAGTCAAGTGTTTTTGTTCAATTAACTCAGTAGTAGTAGTAACTTTTCTAACAGGGCCAAACAAACCTTCAAGAACAAGCTTGTGAGTTTGAGTACCATCAAGGGTTCCAGTAAAACCAAAACGGTAACGACAGCTACTAAGCTTAGACATAATAGAAGTGAGAGACTTGGCTTTAAAGAGATGAGCCTCGTCACCTATGACCACATCAAACTGTTCGAAATATTTTTTATCCAGTTTATATATCGATTGCCAGGTTGAGATGGTAATTGGTTTATCTGTGCGTTTATCTTGCCCAGCGTATATTCGATGGACGAAGTCGTCAGATACAAAGCCATAGTCACTAAAATCAGAGGCAAGTTGACTAACCAGAGAAGTAGTTGGAACAATAATAAGAGTCCGTGCATTATAATATCTCGTTATCAAGTAGATGATGAATGACTTACCAGAGGCAGTCGGCGAAAGCATAAGTGCTCTACGATTACGTACAGCATATGTGAACGCATCGATTTGATAGTCTCTACGTTCATATTTCTTTGGAATGTTTAACGAGTCAACAAAATCATTTGCTTCCTTGAGTGAAAACTCATCAGCCGAGAAATCAGATGTGTAAACTAATGTATAATTACGTTTGTCAGCAAACTCTTTTACATATGCATTAAGCCCACCATAAAGCAAGCCAGTCATCACGTTGTACAAACGGATTTTGCCGTCCCACACTTTATTGCGGACGGCTGGCATAAACTTTGCTCCTGGTACTTCGAACGTAAAAAATTCGTTTAGTTCGAAACCAACTCCAGGCTCGCATGTAATTTTATTGTAGGTTTCATCGAACCTTGAGATCTCAATTACGTCCATTATGCTCCCATTGTAAATTTATGCCAATCAATTGCAGACTTAATTTGAAATCCTCGGTTGACCAAGCTTTTAATAATTGATTCAAGTAAATCTACTTTTTCTTGCTGTAATCCAATTTTCAAAGACAAAGAAATAAGATCCTTGTCGCCTTCCATATACATAGGCATTTCTTGCTTGAGGATCATACCACGAGCGGGCATGTCCCATCCAAGTTCACGTGTCTCAGCTGATGGTCCTTGAGTATAAAACTCATACTTAGCAAGCTTCAAGCTTTTCATCTCGCCTTCGTACTTACGTAGCAGTAGCTTCTCAGTAGTATATAGTTTATAATATTTATTGTGGAGTTTAGGTATCTTGATGCTTTCGGTACCAAGGTCAGTAGTATCGATATCGCTGTCTTTATCCCACTCGATGTAAATGTCTTCTAGCTTCATATTCCCCTCACTTTATAATCATATTATAGCGTAATTAGGGATAAAAGTATACTACAATTTTACTACGTCGTAAAGAGTATATTTAAACTCAGCAGTAGCACTTATGTAGTTAACAGAATTATCTGTAGATGTGAAGCTTAAATCAGATAACGAAGTTGGGAATGCATCTCGAAAATTAATTTCGAAAATGGGAAGCTTAGTCTGACTTAATATAATTAAATTGATGTCAGAAGTTACGCCTGTACCTGTTGCAATTGGAGATGTAGATAGAGCTTTATATTCTTCGAATTCAAACGGGAACCCTAATGCTCTAATCCAATTATGGAGTTCGAACCAGTTTTGCATATCTTCATCAACTTTAAACGAAATTTTAAGCTTACCGAAATCAACATGATCACCAGAAATAGGGATGCGTACGAATGGGTTTTGTTGAGTTGGGAAGTTGACAGAAATAGATGGAAGATTAACTTCTTGAATAAAGAAATTTACATACGGCGCTCGCTTGATCTGAAAGACGAAATTGAGCGGACTAAGGAAATTCTTGTTATACGGTGTGTTATCTATAGCAGTCATCAGTACCTCCTGGATCTACTACTATTTATTATCATTTTCTTCATATATGATTATACTGGTAAATTGGAAAAAGGTAAAGAAAAAAGGGAGCATTTCTGCTCCCCTTAAGTTTGCGGCTTGAAACCGTCTTGTATTGCCTCGCCTTTGAATCAGCGAGGTTTCAATTACATTAGGTTGTTAACGATCATACGACGATAGTAAACGTTAGATGAGAAAGTAAGCTCGCCAAGACCCTTAACTGGCTGATAAGAACCATTCATTTCGGCGAATGGGTTTGCTACCATGCCGTAACGAGTCTTAAAGCCGATCTTTGGCTGGAAGCTTGACTGATCAACTGCACGAACCATCTGTAGAGGAACGTATGGGCAATAGAATAGACCAGCGTCGAATGCTGAAGAACCCTTATAGCCAACAGTTAGGTAGTTACCACCGATTGCGTATGGATCGATGTATACCTTTAGACGACCGTTTAGAACACCAGCGAAAGTGTTACCAGTGTCATCTACCTGAAGGTTGTTAGAGTTAAGAGCAGGAGTGTAATCAAGAACACCAGCCATCTGAAGAGCAGAAGCAACGTCTGAAGAACAGATAACTAGGTTACCCTTACCACGACGAGTCTGACGAGCGATAGCGTTAGCTTCTCTTTCAAGCTGGAACATAAGACCCTTGAACTTTTCAACTGACCAACGACCGTTTGAGTCGGTGTCAAGGTCGAATACGCCCTGAGTAGTAGTGTTATCCATAGCACCCTTAAC